TGAAAGAATTCAAACGGAGGCGCAACCGTGCAGATCAGAGACCGGATCAAGGAACTACGGCGAGTCCCGGCGTCGGAGCTTATACCGAACCCGAAGAACTGGCGGACGCACCCTGTAGCGCAGCAGGACGCCCTTAGAGGCGTGTTAGCGGAGGTCGGGTACGCTGACGCCCTGATCGCCCGCGAGACGCCCGAGGGGCTGATGCTGGTGGACGGCCACCTCCGGGCCGAGACCACGCCGGACTCCGACGTCCCGGTGCTTGTGCTGGACATCGACGAGGCAGAGGCCGACCTGATGCTGGCGACCCTCGACCCGCTGGCGGCGATGGCGGGCCGGGACGAGGAGCGGCTGTCCGAGTTGCTGTCGACGGTATCGTCGGACAACGCCACGGTCAACGCCCTCCTCCAGACCCTGGCGAACGGGTACGAGCCGCTGACGTTGTTGGAGGCGGAGCCAGAGCCGGTGGAAGACCCCGGCCCACAGATAGACCGGGCCGACGAGTTGCGGGAGAAGTGGCAGACCGAGCGGGGCCAGGTCTGGGAGGTCGGACGGCATCGGCTGATGTGCGGGGATGCGACTGACGAGGTACAGGTCATCGGCTTATGCGGTGAGATAACGGGCATATTTACGAGTCCGCCTTATGCTGAGCAACGGAAGGCCCAATATGGAGGCATTCCGTCTGGCGAATATGTTGCATGGTGGGAATCTGTCCAAACTGCTTGTCGGCCCGTATTGACCCCGGACGCGAATTGGTTTTTGAACATCAAACCCCATGTTGAGGCTACTGGCTGCCGCTCAACTTATGTCATGCGTTTGGTGTTGGCTATGGCAGATTGGGGATGGGCTTATATTGATGAGTTTTGTTGGTTGCGCGGTGGCGTTCCCAAGGCGGTCAAATACCGTTTCAAGAACGCTTTTGAGCCAGTCTATCAATTTGCCCAATCCCCGAAAGGGTTCAAATTTCGGCCAGAAGCTGTCAAACACGACTCATATAACGTCCCTGTCCCACGGGGGCCGGGAGTAGGTGATACGAATTGGGCGGGGTTACAAGGTTCCACGGCATCCACCCAGCAGGGGTATGGTGACGGTATGTTTGGTGTGGCAACGATGGTCGGAGAAGCGTATCCGTCGAATGTCATTCGGGCGTTTTCTAATAATATTGCGTTGAACCATCCCGCTGCCTTTGCGGTTAAGTTGGTCGAGTTTTTCATGCTGGGGTTCTCCGATATTGGGGATAGCTGGTATGACCCCTTCATCGGCTCCGGTACGACGATGGTCGCCGCCGAGCAACTGGGCCGCATATGTTACGGGATGGAGATCGAGCCGAAGTATGTCGCGGTGACCCTGGAGCGGATGGCCGGGATGGGGCTTGAGCCGAAGGCGGTGAAGGACTGATGCCAAAGCGCAAGCAGCCGGGGCTATATCCGACGCCCCAGAAGAAGGCCGAGTGGGAGCTACGCCGGTATCAGATGCTGGAGCTATACAAGGGCGGGGCGACCGAGAAACAAATCGGGGAGACGCTGGGCGTGGACAAGGCCCAGGTTCACCGGTCGATCAAGCGAGTCCTGAACGACCTCGCCGAGAAGTATTCCGGCATGGCCGACCAGATACGCGGCCTCCAGATGGAGCGGTACACGACCCTCCTGGCCCGGTGGTGGCCCCAGGCTCTAGCCGGCGACGAGGCCGCGACGAACATGATACTGAAGATCATGCACCGGATTAGCGAGATCAACGGCGTGATCCCGAAGGAGCCGCTCATCACAATCGACCAACGGGCGATCCACCTGACCCAGGGCGAGGTCACATTCAGCATCGAGGCAGCAAGTGGCAACTACCTCAACGGCGACGGCCCCGACGGTGACGTACCGGAGACCCAGCCTCTACCCGAAGCAACAGGCGGCGATCTTCTGCCCTGACCGCTACGGGATCATCGAGGGGTCGACGAAGTGCGGCAAGACGGTCGCCTGTATCGCCTGGATACTAGAGCAGGCGATGGGCGGGCTGCGGGGACAGGCGTACTGGTGGGTCAGCCCCGTCTATCCCCAGGCCAAGGTCGCCTACCGGCGGCTGAAGCGGGGTCTGCCGGAGACCCTGTACACGGCCAACGAATCCGAGCTAACGATCACCCTGGTTAACGGGGCGATCATCTCCTTCCGGTCTGCGGAGAAGCCAGACAACCTCTACGGGGAGGACGTTTACGCTGCCGTGCTGGACGAGGCGACGCGGATGAGGGAGGAGGCGTGGCATGCGATCCGCTCGACCCTGACCGCGACCCGTGGCCCCGTGCGGATCATAGGCAACGTCAAGGGACGGAGGAACTGGGCGTATGCCCTGGCGCGTCGGGCCGAGGGAGGGGAGCCGGGGTGGGCCTATGCGAAGCTCACGGCCACGGACGCCGTCGACGCGGGGATCGTAGCGTCGGAGGAGATCGAACAGGCCCAGCGGCAGCTACCGGAGAACGTGTTCCGCGAGTTGTATTTCGCCGAGCCGTCCGACGACGGCGGGAACCCGTTCGGGCAGGAGGCTATCCGGGCCTGTATCGGGGACGTCTCCGGCGATCCTCCGGTCGTCTACGGGGTCGACCTGGCGAAGAGCGTGGACTGGACGGTCGTGGTCGGCCTCGACGAGACCGGGGCCGTCTGCCGGTTCGACCGGTATCAGTGGCCCTGGGAGGAGACCGTGCGACGGCTGGCCCAGGAGATCGGGCTGACGCCCGCCATCGTGGACTCCACCGGGGTCGGCGACCCTATCGTCGAGCGGCTACAGCGGGAGTTATCGAACGTCGAGGGTTACCACTTCTCCTCGTCATCTAAGCAGCGACTCATGGAGGGGCTGGCGGTGGCGATCCAGACCCAGGAGGTGCGGTATCCCCAGGGCGTGATCGTCTCCGAGTTGGACGCCTTCGCTTATGAGTACACGCGGACGGGCGTCCGGTACTCGGCCCCGGACGGTATGCACGACGATTGCGTGATGGCGCTGGCCCTGGCGGTATATGGCCGGACAGGTGCGCCAGGAGTCGGGGTATGGTGAACGCTACGGTTCCGGGCGATACAGCGCCCTACGGGCCATCTGTTAACGGACAGACCAAGGAGCTACGGTGCCAGGGCTGCGGTAAGTTACTCGCGGAGAAGGCCGCTCCCGGCACGGTGATCGTCTGCACCCGGTGCAAGGTTCGGAACGAGGCTGATTGATGGCGATCTCCCTGATATGCCTTTACGGCACACCGGATTCTGAGCGTGTAGGGAACTGGCCGACGGACAGGTGTTTTGTATCCCGCATAGATGACCCTCGGATCACCGACGATGTGCCTCGCTCGTTGATACACCAATACTGCCGTTTTGGCGATTGCTCATGTAAGTGTCATTTGACCTGATCCACCGGTCGTGGTATCGTCCGTCCCAGTGGCCCGATCCGGCGCAGTGTCCGAGGCGCATAGCCCGAACGCCGGTGGAGGTCACTATTGGCGTTCTGGGACACGCTGTTCCGCAAGCAGGCCCAAGAGCTTTCGACCACCGTCCCGCTGAACCTCGACGTCGGGCAGGCGTCATACCCTGACGTCAATTACGCGAACTTCGCCTCCGAGGGCTACGGAAAAAACGAGATCGTTCACGCCTGCATTCGGGAACTGGCGGTCTCTGCGGCAACGCCCCGGTATTACGTCCAGGCTCCCTCGACTGACGGCGGCACCGTCGAGGTGGAGCGCGGCCTCCTCTACGACCTGACCTCCAAGCCCAATCCGTATACCGATTGGTACTCGTTCATTGAGCGGCTGGTCACGTTCCTGATGGTTGCGGGCAACGCCTACGCGATCAAGGAACGGGGCCGGGGCGACCAGGTCTCGGCGCTGTACCTCCTACGTCCCGACCGGGTTTCAATCGTCGCCGGGGACTATGGCGCGGAGAGCTACGTCTACACGGTCGGCGGCACCGAGTACGGGGTCGAAGGCCGGGACATGTGCCACCTCGCCCTGCCGAATCCGGGCGGGGACATCTACGGTCTCAGCCCTCTCCAGGTAGCAGCCCGTACCGTCAACCTCGATCTGAACATGACGGACTTCGCCAAGACCTATTTCCAGAACGCAGGCGTCCCGTCCGGGCTACTCAAGGTGAAGAGGCGGCTGACCTCCCAGGAGGAGGCATCCACGATCCGGTCGCGGTGGCGGTCTCAGTTCGGCGGCATCAACAACTTCCACAGGGTGGCGATCCTAGACGACGACGCCGAGTACCAGCCGATGAGTAACAGCCCGAAAGACATGGAACTGGGCGGGCTGCACAACCTGACCGAGTCCCGTATCTGCGCGGTCTTCGGTGT